ATGACAAGTAACGCAGGTGATGGATTTAGCACAGTGCTTAATGATTTAAGAGAGCGTGCTTTATCGTATCCACCTGAAACTTTAGGCTATTACGAATGGTCAGCACCACAGCACTGCAAGATCAATGATCGCAAAGCTTGGGCTATGGCAAATCCAGCACTCGGATATTTTGTAACTGAACAAACACTAGAAGAAGCTGTAAATACAAACAGCATAGAAGCTACACGCACAGAAATGTTATGCCAATGGGTAGATAGTGCAGTTAGTCCTTGGGTCTATGGATCTATCGAAGCTTGTAGCGACAGCACATTAGAAATCCCTGTCGGGCCAATGACTATAATGGCCTTTGATATTGCACCGACAAGGCGATCAGGTGCGTTAATAATGGGTCAAATGAAAGACGATAAAATAGCTGTAGGACTTGCACAACTTTGGCATAGTGATATTGCAATAGATGAAGTTAAGATGGCAAGTGACATAAACGAGTGGGCACGTAAGTACCATCCACATATAATTTGCTTTGACAAGTACGCCACGCAATCAATAGCTACACGATTAGAACAAAGTGGCTGGCGTTTACAAGATACGTCTGGCCAAGCGTTTTACCAGGCATGCTCGGATCTATCCGATGCTATGGCTAACGGCAGAATGGTGCATAGTGGTCAAGCAGATCTAGTACAGCACTTAAATAACTGTGCTGCTAAGACTAGCGATGCTGGGTGGCGCATCATTAGGCGTAAATCTGCAGGTGACGTTACAGCTGCAATATCCTTGGCTATGGTCGTAAGCCAGTTGACACGCCCACAACAAACTGCGCAAATTTTTGTCTAATTTGCACTATTAGTACGTTTTATGCTATAAAGTATACATATGGGTCTATTGTCTGCTTTGGGTATAACCAATAAAAAAGAAAATCTACAAGCGCAATACGCCCCTGCAATTATGGACACAGCTTATGGCTATGGTTCATTTACTACAGGTGTTGGTAATTTTCCTGGTGGATTAGATCGTAATCTTGCAATGCAAGTACCAGCTGTAAGTCGTTGCAGAAATCTTATTGCTGGTGTAGTTTCCTACTTGCCACTTAAACTTTACAAAAAGTCTAATGGTGAGGAACTCGGGAATCCTCTTTGGCTAGACCAACCAGACTATCGACAACCAAGATCCGTCACTCTAAGTTGGACCGTCGATAGTTTGATTTTTTTTAATTGCGCGTATTGGCGCTGTACCGAACTTTATGCGGACGATTTGCGCCCATCACGTTTTGAATGGATTGCAAATAATCGAGTTACATTTACAACTGATAAATTTGGCACAGAAATTACAGATTATTTTGTGGATGGTATTAAAGCGCCAATGTCAGGTATTGGAAGTCTCATTACTTTCCAAGGATTAACTGGTGGCGGAGTTTTACAAACCGCAGCACGCACAATACAAAGCGCATTAGATTTAGAAAAAGCCGCAGCTGTATCAGCCGCGACTCCAATGCCTAGTGGTTATATTAAAAACACTGGCGCAGATTTACCAGAGCAACAAGTATCTGGATTATTAGCACAATGGAAACAAAGCAGACAAAATAGATCTACAGCATATTTAACTTCTACACTATCTTACGAAACTACAGGATTTAGCCCTAAAGATATGATGTATAACGAAGCGCAACAATATTTAGCCACACAAATTGCTAGAGCAATGAATGTACCTGCATATTACATAAGCGCAGATATGAATAATTCTATGACATATCAAAACATTTTAGATGGTCGCAAAGAATTTGTGGCTTATTCATTACAGCCATTTATCTGTGCTATTGAAGATCGTTTGAGTATGGACGATATAACTCCACGTGGTCATGTAGTTAAGTTTGCTATAGAAGAATCATTCCTAAGAGCTGACACAATGAAACGCTTAGAAACGCTAGAAAAAATGTTATCTCTGGGTCTTATTGACGTAGATGATGCAAAAGAAATGGAAAACCTAACACCTAACGGAAGAGAACAAGACGATGATACTTACATTCAGTAGCCAAGTAGAAGCTGCGGATACAGAGCGCAGAGTAATTGCTGGCAAAATAGTGCCATTTGAAGAAGTGGGTAATACTTCTGTAGGTAAAGTGGTTTTTGCTAAAGGTTCAATCGAAATAGGTGACCCAGGCAAGGTCAAGATGCTTATGCAGCACAGCCCAGAGCGCCCTATTGGTAGAATGCAAAAGTTTAATCAAGCAGAAGATGGTATTTACGCATCATTTAAAATTAGCGCATCAATGCAAGGTCAAGATGCTTTAATCCTTGCAGGTGAGCAGTTAATCGATGGTTTGTCAGTCGGTGTAGACGTTAATAAGTCTGTACAGAAAAAAGATTATTTATATGTAACCAGTGCGACTCTACGTGAGGTCAGCCTGGTCGAATCGCCTGCATTCGAGGCAAGAGTAACTAAAGTTGCTGCTAGCGAAAGCGAAACAGAGACACCAATCGAAACTAAAGAAAGCGAGGCTCCTGTGGAAGAATTAGCAACAGCGCCACAAGAAGCAAAGGCAGAGGCTGCTACTCCTACAGTAGAAGCCGCACGCCCAGTTATTACAGCACCATATATTTCTACAAAAGTGCGTACACCTATTGAATCAATGGGTGGATACACAGAGCATAAAATTAAAGCAGCATTAGGCAATGATGACTCAAAGTTATTTATTGCAGCTGCCGATGATTTTGCTAATAATGGATTAGGTTTTAATCCAACACAATATCTAACAGAGTTTGTAACTAATACACGCTTTGGAACACCTGCAATTGATGCCTGTTCACAGGGAACTTTGCCCCCAACGGGCCTTACTATCAATATACCTTCACTTGTCACTTCAAGTGGTGGTGGAACTGGTGTAGCACCAACTGTAACTGTAGAAGCCGAAGGCGGCGCAGTGTCAAATACAGATATGGTCAGCCAGTATCTTTCAGGAACAGTATCCAAGTACAGTGGTATGAATACACTATCTGTAGAGCTTCTAGAAAGATCAGGTTATCCTGGATTCTATGAGGAATTAACTAATCAATTATCTCTAGCTTATTTAAAGACAATTGACACCACAGTATTAACTGCATTACTTGCAGCTGGTATGAATGGTACAAATACTTCTGCAGATCTAGATGGTATTGTTGCATTCACTACAGAAGGCGCACGTACTATCTACTCAAACACAGGTTATTTTGCACAGAACTACATCGCTAACCCAGCACAATGGGGTGCATTAATCGGTGCGCAAGATACAACAAAGCGCCCAGTATTTAATGCGTTACAACCAATGAACGCAGCTGGACAAGTTGGCCCACAATCAATTCGTGGATCTGTACTTGGCTTAGACTTATACGTAGACAAGAACTTCTCAGCAACTACATTCGATGACGATTCTGCAGTAATCCTTGCACCAGAGGCATTTACTGTGTATCGCTCACCACAGGCTTACATGTCTGTTAATGTAGTTTCAAATCTACAAGTACAGGTAGCAATTTACGGATACATGGCAACAATCGCCAAAATGCCTAACGGAATTATCAAGTACAAGAAGACCTGATAACACCGATCAAATAAGTAATCTCTGGGGTTTAGTAGCCCTAGCCCCAGAGAGCTATTAGCAAAGGAGTAAAGATGCCAGCCAGTTATGTTACCGTGGCCGAGTTACGGGCTAATCTCGGAATTGGTTCACTTTACTCCGATGCTACTATTGAAGAAATTTGTCAAACATCAGAAGATTTAATTAACCAATATTTATGGTTTAACACTGCCCCTGTAGTGGGAACAGCTCGCAGCAATAACGTCTGCACACTTATGCTCGCTAATCCCAATGCGTTTGTAACAGGTCAAACAATTACAGTAAGTGCGTGTGGTGCCTCATTCAATGGTGCAGTTACAATCACTGGCACAATACCACCTAGCACTGGCACTACTAATTTAATCCCAGTATTTATGTACCAATACGGTCAAACTAATTTCCCTAATGGTTATTCATTTGTTCAATATACTAAAAATGGCGATGACCAAAACTTTCACAAAGTATTACCTTACGGAGTAGCCACAGGCCCAGATCATAAAACTCAATCGTATGCGAATACGCCAAGCATAGCTCAAGCTGCGATGATAGTTGCCGTGGATATTTTCCAAGCACGCCAGGTTTCTCAAAACGGAGGCAACGGTATGGATGGCATGAGCCCCAATCGTTACGCCATGGGCTACCAGCTTATAAACAGGGTACGAGGTCTCATAGCACCCTACTCTAGTCCTAACACAATGGTGGGCTAATGCCAGCGGCAATTACTACACTTAGATCAACACTTGCTACGGATCTTACAAATACTGGAGTCTGGAATATTTTTAGTTACCCACCAGCTACGTTAATTCCCAATAGTATTGTGATAACTCCTGGCGAGCCGTATCTTACGCCTTCTAATAACGAGCAAATAAACATCGCACCATTAGCAAACTTTCGGTTAATGATTTGTGTACCAGCCCTAGATAACCAGGGTAACCTTGCAGGCATAGAAGATTTTATTGTTGCTGTTGTGACTAAACTAAACGCATCATCTTTGGTGCTAAACATATCAAGTGTCTCTGCTCCAGCTATCACAAGTGTGGCAAGTGGAGATTTATTAACATCCGACATCACCGTATCAATCCTAACGAGCTGGAGCTAAAATGAGTGAAGCAAACGATTTAGCCTTCTTAATAAAGATAGGCCAAATAAAAGAAGCACCAAAACCAACCGCACAAACTAAAAAAGAAGAGGAATAACATGGCCATATACTTAAATAACAATGTAGGCGTTAAACTGGCTACTGCCGCTGCGCCTACTGTACCATCTATTGACATTAGTTCTTATGTCACCAGCGCAGTTATTAATCAAATCATAGATGAGCTTGAAGTTACAACAATGTCAGATACAGCACACCGTTTTGCGGCTGGGTTGCAATCTGGCTCATTTACTATTGATTTTCTTAATGAGTGGGCATCAAGCCAAGTTATGCAGACACTTAATGCTGCATTTGGTCAAACCTTAGCCGTATCAGTAATTACTGTAAAAGGCACAGTTGTATCAGCTGCTAACCCTTCATATCAATTCAGCATTTTGGTTAATAACCTTACCCCAATTGGTACAGGCGGCGTCTCTGAAATTGCTAGTTCTAGCGTTACCTTTACGCTAAACTCCGCATTAACAGTATCGCCATCAGTGGCGTTCTAATAAGGGAGTAACAATGGCAACGCTAAAGATTACTAGGGCTAATGGGGAAGTTACAGAACATAAAATAACCCCAGGAGTTGAATATGCGTTTGAAATGAAATGGCAAAATGGTATTAGCAAAATGCTACGTGAGCATGAGCAACAGACTCATATTTATTGGTTAGCTTGGGAGTGCTTACGTAGAGCTAGTATCACCGTACCTTTATTTGGTACAGAATTTATAGACAGCTTAGAAACTGTCGAGGTATTAGACGAAGAAAAAAAATAACGCAGAGGGATTCTACAATCTATACGATAGCAGCGCTATCCGTAGAACTGGGGATCCCTCCTAAAGAATTTATTGAAATGGATTCCGAAATGCTTAGGGCAATAGTCCAGGTATTAACGGATAGAAGTAGGGAGATCAAAAATGCCAGCCGAAGTCGTAGGCGTTGAAGATGTCCTAAAAGGTTTATCGTTCTTTGATGATGATATGTATAACCGCATTAAAACTGTTCTGGGGCCTTTAATGCGTGATGTTGAATCCTCAGCTAAGAATGATGTGCCTGGTAACGGTGAAATGTTATCTGGCTGGTCTCAGCCTATATCTTCCCCAGATATTAATTACAGACCATTCCCTAAATATGAAGCTGCTATGGTTAAAGGTGGCATAGGTTACAAAGAAGGACAGAACAGAAAATTCAAAAATGGTTTTCAAGTAGAAAACTATGTCTACAATATAAGCGCAGCTGGTCGTATCTACGAAACTGCAGGCCGAGTTAATCCACAAGGTCGGGCACCATTTACTTCTATTCATGAAGGTGGCGGAGTCGTTGCTTTTGAAAAAGAACAAACTCGTAAAACTAGATCTAGAGCCACACGTTCTTACAATTCAAACAATCCATTTGCAGGGTATCAATTTGTAAGTGCATTAGAACCTTTGACTTCTCAGCCTAAATTACCAGGGTTACGTAGTGGCACACGTAAGACTAAAGGTCGCTTAATTTACAAGGCTTGGGCTAAAAAGAGTCCTGGAATTTATCAAGCAATAGTTAAAACAATAAACACAAAGTCTATAGATTTTAACAAAGCCACAGAAGTTAAGAAGGTCGCATAGTGGCCAATGTAGTCGTCTCGGCATTAGCAACCTGGAATGGTAAGGCTCTTAGAAAAGCCAAGCAAGATGTATCTGTATTTAATAAACAATTACAAGGATTAGCACGAACCTTTGGCGTTGCATTTAGTGCAACAGCAATAGTCGCATTTAGCAAGCAGGCAGTAAAAGCATTTGCAGAAGATGAACTTGCAGCCAGATCATTAGCCTTACAATTAGAAAACACTGGCAACGCATTTAGGGTTACTGAGGTTGAAAATTACGTAAAGAGCTTAGAGAAAACCTATGCAATACTTACCGATTTACGCACACCATTTAAAACATTATTAAACGTTACTGGATCAGTAGATCTAGCACAGCGATCATTAGAGGCTGCATTAAATATAAGCGCAGGTACTGGTGAGAATCTAAACACTGTAGTCGGTGCTATTTCAGCTGGTGTTAGAGGTCAGACTAAAGCAATTAAAGGACTGAATACAGGTATAGATGAAAACATAATTGCTACAGGTGACATGAATAAAATCATGGAAGCACTTGAAGCACGTTTTTCTGGTCAAGCTGCAGCACGTTTAGATACTTACTCTGGCAAGATGGATGTACTCAAAAAAGGTGCAGACGAAGCAACTAAATCTATTGGTAGAGGTTTAGTAGATGCATTAACCATATTAGGTGAAGATAGTTCAGTTGCTGGCTTAGCCACAGACTTTGAAAATATGGGCGACAATATTGCTTATGCTACTGTAGAGTTAGCAAAATTAACTAAAAAGTTTAGTGATCTAGTATCTAATCCATCATTTAAGGCAGGTCTATTAGCAGCTGGCTTATTGTTATCTGCTAGAACAGGTAACCCAGCATTCTTTACAAGTGCTTTTGGAATTGTAGGTACGAGTGCTATAGGTGGAGCATTAACTAGTGCTAGAACAGTAAGCCCAGAAGAAAACTCAGCATTAGCCAGAATTAGAGTATTAAATGCTCGCATAGAGGCTAAGTTAGCAGGAGCTAAAAAAGTTGAATACGATTTATTATCAAAGAAAAACGCTATTGAGAATAAAAACGTTGAAGAATTAAAGAAGAAGTTTGACCTAGAACGTATTGGATTAACACAAGCCTTAAACCTAGCAACAGATGATGAGACTAAGTTACGCTTAAAGGCTCAACTTGCAATACTTGACAATAACGAGGCAATGGCTAAAAAATTATTAGCCGAGTTAGAAGCTGCAGAAGCATTACGAAAATTGGCAGAACAAGCAAAATTAGCAGGTATGAGTTTAGAGGACTTTGGCATATTTAAGGTAAAAACTTTATCTAACAAAATAGATTCATACATAGAAGATTTAGCGATAACTACAATTAAAGAATTAAACGCACGAATAGCATCTATGTTATCTAAGTTTAATATGCCCTTGCCTACAATAACAGCACCTACAGCACCTACATACACACCAGCACAAGTAGAAGCGGCAATACTTGATACTAAAGAATTAAACTCACGTATCAATGACTTCTTAGGTGGATTTGGTATGGGTGGCGTACAAAGATCATCATCGCAAAGCCCAATGGATATTAAAATAACTGTAGATGCAGGTGGCGACAGGCTAAGTCAGGCTATAGCAGAGAGCATACAGGTAGCAACTAGATCAGGCTACTCAACAGTACCTAATGGCTTTATAGCATGACCGTACCAGTAATAAATGCTGTAATTAACTTTAGCACTGGGCCTAGTTTTGCTCAGGCTATGATATTAGATACAGGCATATTAGACACTAACGTATTAGCCGATAGCGCAGCTGTAATTGTAGATGTGTCTAATCAGGTTAATCGCATCGAGACTAACAGAGGCCGTACTGCACTATCCGATCAATTTCAAACGGGCGCACTTAGTTTAACTATTGTAGATCAGAATGGCGATTTTAACCCACAGAATGTAAGTGGGCCATATTACAATTTATTAACACCAATGAAAAAAGTGCAGATTACTGCAACATTTAACGGTGTGACCTATCCTATATTCTCTGGATTTATTACAAGTTATGTAACTAAATACCCAGATGAATCATCTTCAGACTTAGCAACAACTACTATACAAGCTGTAGATGCATTTAGATTAGCCCAGTTAGCACAGATCAGCACAGTTACAGGTGCTATTGCAGGCGATTTAGCAGGCACACGTATCAACGAGATATTAGATGAGATTGACTGGCCTGCCACTATGCGTGATGTAGATGCAGGTCTTACTACTATGCAGGCAGACCCAGGCACTAACCGCACAGCACTGCAAGCTTTAACTACTGTAGCAACTTCTGAGTATGGCGCACTATATGTAGATGCTAGTGGATCGTTTGTATTCCAAGATAGAAACGTAACTGCAGGATCTATTGGCGGCACACCCACAGTCTTTGCAGATAATGGCACAGGCATAGATTACTTTGATGCTAGTTGGATACTAAATGATGTGCTGATATTTAATAAAGCGACTATTACTAGAACTGGTGGCACAGCACAGGTAGCCTTGAATCAAGCAAGCATAGATAAATATTTTTTACACAGTTACTTCCAAGACAACCTACTTATGCAGACCGATGCCGTAGCCCTAGATTATGCCCAGGCTTATGTCGCTAGTAGAGCCGAGACAACTATACGAGTGGACTCAATAGTCTTAGATTTATACACAAACAATTACAATACAGGCATTATTGCAGCTTTAGACCTAGATTTCTTTGATCCAATAAAGGTAATCACTACCCAGCCAGGTGGGTCTTTGCTTGAAAAAACCCTACAGATTTTTGGTGTGAGAATGAATATCACACCGAATAGTTGGAAAACCACGTTCACGACATTAGAGCCGATCATAGACGCATTTATCCTAAATGATACGATTTATGGCACTTTAGACTATAATGTCCTAAGTTACTAGGGAGTAAAAATGGCAGCAGGTTTAGGGTTTAAGACGTTTACCACTGGTGAGGTGCTGACCGCAGCCGACACTAATGGTTATCTAATGCAAGGCGTCCTAGTCTTTGCAAGTGCAGCTGCTAGAGATGCAGCTATAACATCACCACAAGAAGGTCAAGCATGTTACTTAAAAGACACCGATGCTGTACAGACTTATAGTGGTGCTTCATGGGTAGCCGTAGGCGGTTCAACAGCTGTTAATAAAAATTATTTAATAAATGGTGGCTTTGCCGTTGCACAGCGTGGCACATCTTTCACTGCTGGAAGTAATAATGATGATGCTTACACATTAGACCGCTGGTATATTCTTAGCGACACAAATGATGTTATTGATGTTACTCAAGATACTACAACAGTTCCTACAAATGGTGAGTTTGCTATTGCCCTAGATGTAGAAACTACAAACAAAAAATTTGGTATTGCAACAATTATAGAAAACAAAGATGTAATTGGATTAGTCGGTAATACAGTTACTTTTAGTTTTAAGGCTAAAGTATCTGCTACCACTAAATTAGATAATGTTAAAGCCGCTATTGTAGCTTGGTCAGGCACAGCCGATACAGTAACTAGCGACATCATAAGCGCTTGGGGTGCAGAAGGCACAAACCCTACTTTAATTGCTAATGCTACTTATGAGAATACCCCAGCGAATCTTAATCTAACTACATCATACGCCACCTATTCTGTAACCGCCCCAATAGATACTGCAAGTACTCAAAATCTTATTTTGTTTATTTGGTCAGATGTGACTGATACAACGGCTGGCGATTTTCTTTATATTGCTGAATCTAAATTAGAATTAGGCTTAACAGCAACGGCTTTTCAATACGCAGGTGGCACATTTCAAGCCGAATTAGCCGCTTGCCAAAGATATTATTACAGAGTTGTTACTGGAACTAATCTTTATTTTGCACAAGGCGGTTACTATAATTCAGGCTTTATGTTTGCAGGATTTGATTTCAAAACTACGATGAGAGGAACTCCATCTTTAGTAGTAACCTCAGGCACAGACTATTATACGTTTGAAAGAAATAGCGGTAGTGATGGATTAAACGATTTTACTATCAGCAGACCAAATGTAAATGGTTCAATGGTTTTAAACACATCTCAAGCAAGTGGAACTGCTGGAGATATTGGTTATTTGTTTACGAACAATGCGGCTGCTTTCATAGCCTTTGACTCGGAGTTGTAATATGACTAGAAAATATAATGAACTGATTGATGAAAAAACAGGTCAAGTAACTTACTGGTATGTTGAAAATGGATTTAAAATATCATTTATAGCAGACCCAGCAAATTTAGAGTATCAGGCGTACTTAAACTCACTAGAATCTGATTCGGATAGTGAGTAATAAACCCTGGCTTTGTGCAGCTGGTGTGCAGTTAAGGGATCAAATTGATACGTGGTTTCAAGATAGGTGTGTTAAAAGTCCAGAAGGATGGCTGGGCGATAGTCGCCACTCCGCCAGAAAATCGGATCATAATCCAGACTGGAGCGCATCGGGAATTGTCAGAGGTCTTGATATTAATTCTCGGTTGGAGTCATCCGACAGCCTCGCACCTTATTTGGCTGACCAAATCAGAATCGCAGCCAAGTCAGATCCACGTTTATCATACGTCATCTATAACGGGCGGATATGTTCAAAGATATTAAATTGGAAATGGCGTAAATATAGAGGCATTAATCCACACACAAAGCACATACATATTAGTTTTACAAAGTTAGGCGATAAAGATAGCAAGCCGTTTGATATACCACTACTGGGAGGCAAAATATGAAGATAAGCAAGAAACAAAAAGCAATACTTAAATCCTACGCACGTGGCGTATTAGTATCATTCTTAACATTCTTAGCTAGTAATGAGCTAGGACTTGACCCAGTTATATCAGTGGTAGTGGCCGCACTTGCAGGCCCAGCGGCTAGGGCTTTAGATGCATCAGATTCCGTTTATGGCATCGGTGCAGATGAAGCATGACCCCTACAGAATGGGCTGGCTTTGGCGCTGGCGTTATAGCTGTGCTATCAGGCGGTCTAATCGGATTACGTTTTATAGTTAAAGGCTGGCTTAACGAGTTACGTCCTAATGGTGGATCTAGCATGAAGGATCAACTAACTAGATTAGAGCAGCGTGTTGATGATCTATATTCTCTGATAGTTAAGAGACAATAAACACATGGCTGATACAAGACGTAAGCGTAAGAAAATTAATAGGCGTGTGGTGCGTAAATCACCTGAGCCATTAACTAAATTAGAAGTGTTTTATATCGCCAAGCATGAAATGTTTAGAGCTGCACGTAAAGCTGGATTTTCAGAAAGCGTTGCACTTTATTTAATGGATAGCCCATCCTCTATGCCCGACTGGGTAGTAGGCGAAGACGGCATTATCCCATCTATCCCCACTCCAGACGAGGATGAAGATTAAGCGCATAGCGTTTGTGTCTGACCTGCAAGTACCTTTTTTTAGTGAAGCTAGTGTTAAATCCGTAGGGCGTTTTCTAGGTAAATGGAAACCTCATCGGACTATTTGTATTGGTGATGAAATTGATTTACCACAATTGGGCGGTTTTAATGCAGGCACGATTGATGAAATGGTGGGCAACATCAATGATGATAGGACACAGACTCAGGAAGTATTAAGTTACTTAGGAGTAACAGACGTACTAGGGAGCAATCATGGAATCAGACTTTACAGATCAATTAAAAAAAGACTTCCCTCATTCCTCAATTTACCCGAAATGCAGTATGAACGTTTTATGGGATATGATAAATTGCAGATTAAATTCCACCCTTACGGACTTGACTGGGCTCCAGGATGGACAGCGGTTCATGGAGACTCTTTCCCTCTTAGCCAAATTCCTGGACAAACGGCCTTAAATGGGGCTAGAAGGCTAGGAAAAAGCGTAGTGTGTGGGCATACCCATAGATTAGGCTCTGCGGCCTTTACAGAGGCTTCTAGAGGCCAATTAGGGCGTACTGTATGGGGATATGAAGTCGGCAATTTGGTCGATCTAAGTAGTTCAGGCATGGCGTATACTAGGGGCTATGCAAATTGGCAGCAAGGCTTTGCCGTTGCCTACGTTCACGAGCGTAAAGTGTCGGTTATCACAGTACCGATTAACTCAGACGGTAGCTTCATTTTTGAGGGTAAACTTTACAAATAACGTTATCAAATCGTTATCAAAAATAACTAACAAATCATCCACAAAGTCGTACACACGTGCGACACTATTGCTATGCCACAAAGCGTGAGCATAGAAGGGCTACAAATGAAAATACAGATTGACTTGAAAGCAGCTGATTTTGAACAGTTGTGGACTAACTCGATGGAATGGGTAAATCAAGATTGGCAAAAGCAAGCAGATCGCTTTGATCCAAGCCCATTGTTTAGTTGGAAATATGCATATTGGTTTGATAATTATGCAGCACTTAAAATGGCTGAGGGTTTTATAAGTTCATTGGGTAAGAACTACGCCATACACAGCGATGAAGGCACAGGCGATTGGGTAATGCTGACCAATTACGCTAGTCCATGCCACCTACGCAAAACGCTGGTGAACGCATGATAGAGACAACCGCACCATGGTTAGTGCTTTATAGCATCCTGGGTTATTTAATTGCTTGGGGCGTTTATGAAACAATTAAAGATAATGCATTTCAGTCAGGTTATTGGAAAGGCCGTAAAGACGGCTTCGACATGCATCGTAGGATGACAGATAGCAAAACTAATGCCGACAACAACTGAACAGCTATTAGACAATGTCGTCAAAACTATTCATGCGCGAGGTGTCAGTTATGGGCACCCAATTTCTCAGCACAAAAGGATTGCCGAATTGTGGAGTGCTTATTTGGGTTATCCAATTCAACCGAACGAGGT